GTAAATGCCAGTTGGGGAGCAATTTTCCCGTTGTTCAGCATGGCTACCAAAACACTGGCCTTTTCGCTGATATTTTCGTAGTTTCGGCGCGTAAACCGAATTTCCAGGGCGGACATTTTCAGCGAAAGTGCCCGCAGATTATTGCAGATTTTGATAGCGATTTTCAGAAATTGCTTTTCGGACCGTTTAAACATCTGTTCGGAGTCCTTTGCCCGCGCCTCTGCCGACGACCATCCGTCGCGCATAATGACCGCAGACCCGGTGTCACTGGTTGAGGAGCCTCCATTCCGGTTTGGCATTCCGCAAATCGTCAGAACGGTGTCGTACATGTCATCCGTCAGGGTCTGGGTCTGCGTCTGGTTCAGTTCCGCCGTCAGGTACCCAACGTCAGCCTTGAGCGTCGCGTCAATGTCCTTGAACTTAATAGCGCCTTCTGCCCTCAGATTCTTGTAATCTTCGGACGAAATGTCCACGTTGTGGAACAGCATCAGCGCCTGGACAAACTGTTCTACGCCGTCCATGCGGTTGGATTGAACGTTGTTGATAGCGTCCAGAAGGGGGAGCACAATCTCAAAAGCGCCCAACCGGGCTTCATTGGATGGGTATTCGATAATTGGGATGCCCAATATCTGTGGCTCCGCTTTCACATCCCAGGTTTCCGTTACCTCGAAATACGTATCCTCGGAATAGCAGCAGAAAACAACGGTGTTGTCCTCTTTCTGCACATAGGTCACGCCCAAAATGGGCCGGTGGCCTAAGCCGCTGGAGTACACCACAAAGGTGTTGCGCGGATCCAGTGTAAAAATCTCAAACGGCGATTCATCTTCCTCCACGTCCGCCATTCTGTCTGGCAGAATCATGCGGTAAGATGTGCCGCAAATATGGAACCAGTCCGCCAGCTCCTTGTCCTTGGCGGCCTTGTCTTCCGAAAGCGCATAATCGTTGAGCTTGGACACGCCCTCAGCGACAGATTCATCGTCCCCCCTGCTGACGTACTGCACAGGCTCACCCAGAAGATAACCGACCTTGAACGAAACAATCTCGTTCGCCCGGTTCACAACGATCTTGTTGTTGATTTCTGGCCTGACGTCCTTTACCCTGCCCAAAATGGGCTGGTCTCCCTTGTAATACCTGTAAAGATACTCAATGTCCGCCCGGTTCACCCGGTGGATGGTCATAGCCTTTTGCAAAACATCCACCACGTTTCCCCGGGTGACGTGCTCAACGTCCGTGTAGATAACCTTCCGACCAAAAAGATTCATTGGCACACCCCCTTAAAATGGCCGCTTGAACACTTCCACTTTGCCGCCCACTCGCATCCGGATTTCGTTCTCCAGCAGGGATAAAGCATCCGGTGCGTCATCGTGCGGCACTTTGCCGCTCCGGGTATAAGTGGTGACTTCCTTCATGAAATTGAAGTACTGGCTGCCCCGTTTATAGGTGGACGGATGCTTGAACCAGAAGTGTTTCTTGATGTTGTCGGACGCAAATTCAATTCGCGTCTGTTTGTTGAAAATGGTCCTTTTTGTACGTATTCCAACGCTATATCCACGCTGCCGGACGATTTCCGCAACGTCTCTGGCGTAATACATGCCCGCGTTGTTGCTTTCAAACAGCGCGTCCGCAACGCGGTTGTTGATCAGGCACCTGGCGCATTCCGGCTTTGTGACTTCCGGCGGAGAATCATCAAACACCACGTCCACGATATACACTTCATCCCCGTACAGCGCCGCAACGGGAAGGGCGGTGCTGTCGCTTCCGCTTTCTGCGGTGTCGCACACGGCAATAACGGCGTCCGGATCACGGCCTGTGGGGAGTTCAAAGAAATAATTCAGCTCATCCTTGTTAAAAAGCAACCCCTTTGCTTCAAAGGGCTGCTGCTGAAATTCGCTTTCAAACTGTTCCGCGCTCAAAAGCTCCCTCTGTTCGCGGAAATACGCTGTGGTAAACACCTTTTTCCCGTCCCGTTCGTATTCGTAGTTACTCTCGTCCGTAACGGGGTCAAGTGCCGGTATTTCGATGGCTTTCCACGCCCAGCCGCCTTTTTGCGCTTCCTCTTGGAGGTGGCCGATGGGGTCATACAGGGAATATCGGGTCCCCGTGGCGACAATGGGGGTTCCCTCAATGGCTCGGCCCAGGATATCGCCGGATATGATCTCCCACTTATCGTCCAGTCTCTGGCGGTTTTTTGCTTCCTCGCGTCCCTCTACGCAGTCATCCAGATATAGGACGTTCGTAGCCTCCGACAAGCCCACTTGTCTTGCGTCAATAGATCGACACATGACTGTGGGGAAACGGGATTTTGACCGCAGATTCAATATCTTTGTGTCCGCATTGGTCTGCACCAACGGAGAATTTGGAAAAACGTCATAGAATAAATATTCATTTGGCGTTTGCAGATACTCCAGGCACCCGGAATAAAAGCTTTTCACCAGGTCGTCCCCCGTCCCTTCCATTAGGGACGACTTGTCCGGTTCCCGCCCAGACAGAAAATTGACGAAATTGATGCCCAACTGGGATTTTCCGGCGCGTTTGGGCATCGACAGCGTCAACAGCCGCAGCTTTCCGTCTAAAACCTCTTGATACGCCGCCACTATAGGCCGCAGGTAATGTCTTCGCGGTGCGTAGAATTTTTTTTCTGGTTTGCGGTTCATCTCGATGTACAGCAGAAACGTGTCGAAATCATGCGGTGCGTCAAAGCACATGGCCTTTTTGTACACGTCAAACAAAGAATCCGCCGCATTTGCGCTGCACTTGTGCAGGGCCGCAGAACTCAGTTTTCGCAAATCCTTGCTCAGCTCATGGGCCAGGGTGAAATCATCCGGTTCCAGTTGTCGGCATACGGATAGAAGGTCCATGTACGGCACATGGTCGGACGGATTCCGCGCAATATGCTGTTTTATGCGTTCTGATAGTCTTCCGTAGTCCATGTGGCCTCCATTTTTGCATAAAAAGAGACGGGTTCCCGAAAGAACTCGTCTCTTTTATTTACTTGGTTATCCTACAAGTTCACAATCGTACCAATACCCCGAGCTTCCACACGTTCCCTCGAGCGTTATCGTGTCTCCAACCTTGATTTGCTTGAGCGCATCTTCTTGGTCTTTTTCAAATTCGGCTATATAAATCACGATCGTTCCGCCAACGTTTGTCTGCATAGTCAGCGTCGCGCCTCCCGTCAGGTTAAGCAAGCCGCTGCTCGAAAGGCCAGCTATCTGCCCTGTAACTTTGTAACGATTGCCCTTATACTTTTCGTCTGCCGCAAGCTCGTTTTCCTTATACGCGCGGTAGACTTCCTCGAACGTAACTACATGTTCGAGTTTCGGGGTCTTCTTAATGTCCTTTTCTCCGCACGACTCGCACTTGTATTCCTCGTACCCTTCGGATTCCTCCGTGGCGGCCACACTGTCCACCAGCACCCACTTGTGTTCACAGGGCTTTTCTTCGCCTGATTGCTTCGGCTCGTCTACCTTGGTTGGCTCCTCAACGGCGGGCTTGCCTGGCTGTTCCGGCGGTGTCTCCCCATCAGAAAAGATTAGCGCCGCCGCGATGAACGCGCAGAAACAAACTGCGGTGACAATCAAGGGATTTGCGACTTTACGTCGCTTGACCGCGTTTACAATTGTCCACGCAATTCCGCCCAGGAAGCCCAGCATGAATGTCCACGCCAGAAACATCTCGGGGTCCCTGTTTTCTATAGACGCAAGCAGAGCCAGAAACTCCATCAATGCGCCCATTACGATGAGTACAATTTGCCAGCCTTTTAGTTTTTTGTGCTTTTTCTCCTCCTCCATTTTCCTTTTCCTCCACATTTATTTTCTCCCGGGTGGCCGGGGGAATTACATCATCTCGCGCCTGTTGCCAGAATCGGCTCGTGTTGGCCCTTGACCCATTCCTTGTTTTTACCGTACCGGTAAAATCCCTCGTAGGTTTTCCGGTTGTTCACGATGCTTTGCACCGTGCTGATAACGAACGGCTTCCCGTTCCGGGTGGTATACCCGTCCTTGTTGAGACTGTCCACGATTCCATTAAGAGTCATGCCGCCGTCCCGAAGCTCAAATACCCGCCGGACAACAGCCGCTTCTTTCTCGTTGATGCAGAGCGCACCACCTCGAACTTCATACCCCATAGGTGCTCGACCGCCAGAATATCCGCCACGGGAGGCTTTAACTGCTCTGCCAGCGCTCGTGCGCTTGTTGATGTTGTCTCTCTCCATTTCGGCGCACGTCAGGGTGAACGCCTTGAGCATCCCGGCAAATACACCGAATTGCCCGAAGTCCTCGCAGATGCTGATTAGCTCAATGCCTTTGCGCAGCAGTGCGCCCTGGTAGTAAAAGTATATGTTGATGTCTCTGGCCACTCGGTCAGATTTCGCAACTACGACAGCTTCGTAAGGGGGGTTGTTCACTTCTCCGTAAACGATCTCGTCGAACCCGGGGCGGTACTTTGCGCCGCTCTCTCCCTCGTCGGAAAACCAACGCAGGATGTTCATGTCGTTCTTGCGGCAGTATTCCTCTATCTGTTCACGCTGCACGTCCAGCCCAAACTTATCTTCTCCGGTTTGCCCGTCTGTGCTCACGCGGATATATGCAACCACGTTTTTCATACGGCTCTCCTCCTTTGGGGTCAATCCAAAATTGGATTGGCTTCTACGGTTATTGTATCACACAGTAAACGTAAATGTCAAGCCGCCATTTTGTTTTTCTCTTTTATTTTTTGCGGGCATTTTGGGGCTTACCCGGCCCCGCTCCCGCCCTTGATATCCCCCGCCCCGGTCATGCCGCGCGTGGCCCCGCCCCCGCAAATTACGCAAAATCATGATTTTGCTATTGACAATTACATATAATCTGATATAATGGTATCCGTACAGCAGAGGAGCGCACCCGCCGCCGGTCAAGCAATGCGGATACGCGCCCCACACCAGACCAGAGGCCCAGCGCGTACAGTGTACCACGCCCGGCCCGTCTGGTCAAGAGATAGGCCAGTAAGGCCGGGAGGTAATACAATGAAAGATACCATCACCACCAAGCGCACCGCCGAAGAAGTCACCGCCGATATTATAGCGTTCTTCCAGGAACATGACGACATTTACAACGATGCAATCGAAAAGCTTGACAGCTACAACGGATATTTGGGCGATGATCGTTATTTCCCAATGGAAGATCTGGATGACCTGCACAGCGGCACGGAACCGCTTGATATTTTGCGCCGGGCGTTTTTCGGGTATGATGAAGATACCTACGCAACGGATGAATCCGGTAATAAGACATACGGCGCATTTAATCCGAACCGGGATTATTTCCGGTATAACGGTTATGGAAACCTTGTTTCCGCCGACTACAAGGACTATTCCGGGCAGCTTGACGAATACGCCATCGCGTGCATGAACGAAAACCGCCGCTACATTGACAGTATAGACGACTCGGGCGAGCTTGCCGCACTGTTTGACGATCTGGAAGAAGCAAAGGGGTGCAGGCACGTGCATTGATACCATCATGGCCGATCTGGCCCAGTATATCCGCATGCCGGAGATCGCAGCCAGATACACCAAAATGACAACGGCCCGCCGCTTTACTTTTGCTTGACCCGCTCCAGCGGATGTGGTACAATCGATATGTTAGGGGGTGCTGGATTGCTATCTGTCGCGCTGCTGATCATCTGGTTTCCGTTGGCCGTCCTGGCCGACGTGGTCCGCAAATCTAAGTAGCTTGTCAATCATTTGGGATAAAAATGTTTTTTGGAGGTAAAAAAATGGTTAAGATCAAAGTTGAAAACGTGTATCCCAGCGGCGGATTTGTCCGCCTGCCGGCCGAGGACGGCAAGCCGTCCGTCTACGCAATGGATGGCGATTTTTTTGAGGGCCGCGGCGTTGATGACCGCGGCAACGAGTACACCATCTACTGGTGGCCTATCGACGGGTATGACCCCGAAACCGACGAGGAGTCTGACGCCTGCGATTGGGCGGCCCCGGCAGCCATTGTCGCGGACGGGGAAAAACGGACGCTGGTTGCGTCCGCAGATCTGGTGTGGTGAAAGAAGGAAGTGGGACCTCGTCGCGCTGGGTCGCGAGGTCGCGGATGTGTGCTGCTAAGGTAACAGGCCGCCCCGGAATAGCTCCGGGGCGGTTATTTTTTGCTTTTGCCCGCAAAGGCGTTTTAATGGCGTTTTGCGGGCTTTTGGCGTTTGGCGGTATTGGGATACCACCGCCAATGCAACACGCTCTCACTCTCCCCGGCCGTCGTCCTCATCGCCCGGTCGGGTAGTCCACTCTTTTAGGATTGCTATTGCGTCGGCAGGCATGCCCGGTAAATCTCTTAATCGTTCAAAGTCGCGGAGTGCGCTTGCCTTGGTGCGCATTAACACCGCAATCTCTTTTTCGCGCAGGTAAGCCTTACTGTCCTCAAGGAGTTGTTTTTCCTCCCCGGATAAGCTGTCAATATCGACACCACGACCCAGCGTATACACTCGTTGTGTATCGTCGCACATTGTACATTCCAACAGGTGGGGATAATATCCAGTCATTTTTTCCTTTCTACCGTAGCCCCTCGGCTAATACATAAAACCGATCTTGCTCGATTATACCATGTAGACCGACTAATGTCAAAAGTCGCTGCAAAAGTCGCCCAATTTTGCGCGAAAGTCGCTGATAGTCGCTAAACCGTGTATAAACCCGGGAAAATCGTTGCCCTTACTCTGAAAGTTGCTGAATAGTCGCTAAGAAAATCAGGTTTCATAGTCGCAAGACGCCGCCTCGATGTACTTCTTCTGGAGTTCTTCGGGCGGCGTTTCTGTCCCAAGGGGATTGTTGGGCGTGAGAACGACCTCTTGTTTGTCGGTCATGCCGAAAAAGTTCTTCGCACGGAAAATGTACGTAATCTGCGGAATTTTCCCCTGTGAGACCAGTTTTGCGTCGATTCCGGCCAGAATTTGTTTGGCTTTTTTTATCATGCCAGCCCTCACGGGGCCCAACGATCCCTTTTGCCAGTCCAAAACCGTTTGAGTTACGGCACCTAGAGCGAGACACATATCCTCCACCGTGGGGATTTGTCCTTCTTCTACACACTGTTTGAAATAGTCGTTGAGCTTATCGGCGCATTCTTCATCGGTTTTTACGCATGACCTTTTGAAGTATTGGAATGACTCCCTAACAATTTGTGAGATTTCTTCATTTGTTGCGGTACACCTGGCCGTAACAGACGCTGATGCCGCGCCTCTGGTGTGCGAGATAGCATTCTCTCCGCGTTCTTGCACGATGATCTTGCGGATAGTCGGCTCGGAAAGCCCGTTTTGTTTTGCCACAGTCGCTATATGCTTACATGCGTCATAGTCGGCAAGGACTTGTTCTCTCATGGCTTGCGTGATTTTACTTGCCATCTATGTCACCTTCTTCCCGTCTTAACATATTTGGGGTGATTTCAAATAATTCGACACACTCCGGGCACATGACATACGCATCTGCCGGTCGGACAATCGTTCTACCGGTTATGTAGTCGCGTTCAACCTTTTTGCACGTATTGAACTCGAATACGCACCCGCACGTTGGGCATTCTGCCCGGGCAAATTTATCTTGTTTCCCGTGCTTAATGATTTTCATAACTTCTCCTGTTTATGTGCCGCGCTCCCACCTCTGCGCTATGTATGGCACAAGTTCACCCGCCCAATTGGGCACTCCTATGTGTTTCCGTATGCCCGCAGAGGGGCTGCGTTATGCATAAGCTCGGGGGGCCCACTTCATCACACCGTCTTTTCGTACCTTTTCTTCATTTGTGCCGGGTACAAATCCTCTTTCGGCTTCCGTTTTCCGGTCCATCGCAGTCCGCCAGATTCTCCCGTGCATTCCCATCCAGCAGCCCGGAGGCTTGCCCCGCTCTCACTTTCCAGGATATATGTAACTATTCGCTTATATCCCATAGCCTTTGCTGCTCTCCACGCCGCCGCGTAGAGGATAGAGCACGCGTTATGCGTACCGTCCGTGCATAGTCGATTTACCTCCAAGGTTTTCCCGTCGTCTAAATACCTGGACACAGGCCGCCCCACAATGGCGACACCCACGATTTTTTCTCCGTCGGTGCATCCAATGCTAAACTTGTGCCCAACCGTCGGCTTGTGATGCCTGTGGTGTTCTGCAACGTACGCATTGGCTTCTTTGAGCGTCATCGGGCAAATTTCAATTCCCATAGAGCACCCCTACTATCTTTTGATTTTGGAACGGGCGGCTGGAGTCGAACCAGCACATACGGGAGTCAAAGTCCCGTGCCTTGCCTTTTGGCTACACCCGCATAAAAACAGACACCCGCGAGATATCCCGTGAGTGTCTGCATGCCGGTAACGCTCTTGCGAGGCCGCTTGCGCGGAAGCACCAATTACCAGCTGTGCCTTAACCTATGGAGGAAAGAAAAAAGAGGATAAAAATGAAATTTCGGGTCGTGGGCTGATTGGTTCCACTCTCCGATGATACTATTTTACACCACCTGAAACGTGGTTTGGGGCCACATTTTCAATAATTTTCGCGTTTTGCGCAATCAGCCACAGGAATTTATCTTTTCGCCGCCGGAATGTGCGTGGGCTTATCCCGGCCGGGGATATCATCTCGATGGGATATTGTTTCTGACTGTCGCAGTTTCGCATGATAGCCCATACCAGTTTACGCCGCACGTTCTCGTTGGCGATATCCCTGCCTACGTTGTCCATGGCGTATTCCACGGCCCGCATCTTCTTCGTCTCCGGCCAGCTCTCAATGATTGTCAGCCGTTCCGCCTTGCGTTCCGCTATCCTACTGTTGCCGGAGCCATGCGGCATACCAGACATGGCATAGGCCGACGACTCCAACACTTCTTCCCGGGCCGCATTGTACGCGCGGACCCGGCGGGGATAGCCCCTGACATAGGCGATGCACTCCATTCGGATATCGTAGGGGAGCGAGTATTTGTTGCTCATCGTACCTCCTATTCCAGCGCCGTCTCAACGCCGTATTCTTTGAGCATCTGCCGGATATCTGCCCAGGTCTGAAACTCCTCCACGTTTTCCAGGATAATAACTCTGGGCCGTACTTTTGCCGCCCAGCGCAGCGTAATCCAGGCAAGTCCGCGAATCTTGCGGTCCACCAGTGCAGCGCCCTTGGCCTTGGAGAAGTGTTTGCAATCCGGCGAGAACCACGCCAGCCCTACCGGTCGGCCCCGGCACTTGGCTACCGGGTCCACATCCCATACGGACGCCTGCAAGTGCTCGGTGTATGGGTGGTTTGTGCGGTGCATCCGGATGGCATCCGGGTCGTGGTTGATGGCGATTGCCACCCGCCTGCCCGTGGCAAGTTCAATCCCGGTTGACGCGCCGCCACCGCCCGCGAAGTTGTCCACGATGATCTCGTCAACGAGGGATTCTTGGGCGTAGATCATTTTGTTTCCTCCATTCTTCTTTTCCCTTCTTACTCATACGGTACGCCGATGTATTCCAGCACATCCCGCAGCCCCAGCTTGTCCATGCAATAGGCGTACTGCTTCGGATGCGTGACCTTCATACGCTGGAAGCGGTTTGGCTCCTTCTCCAGATGCACACCGTACATACAGTACATACACCCAGTCCTGTCGCATCCGGTAGTGATAAGTGCATCGTCTCCCACGATCTCGCCGTATACAGACGCATACGGCACATGGTACGCCATGATGTAGCGTAGCACATCTTGTTCCGTCCAAAACGATAGCGGCGCAGACCTCGGACGCCCAGCGTCAAAGGCATTACAACCGACCTTCGCCCATTGCGTCTGACGCAGGCGGCTTTCACACGCCATGGTTCCCAAGATGGGTTTTCTCCCGGTCTGTCGCTCATACCGTTTGGCCGGTTTTTTCTTCATCACGCTGCAACATTTGTGCGATACGCAAAATGGGGCGTCTACCAAATACTGCCACTTGGGAGACTTATAGGCTGACGGTGTACCATCTGGATTGCGCCCCGCCAAGCACTCGGCGGCCCAATCTGCCCCACGCTTAGCGTAGTAGACCCGCTCGGATATCTCCTTGCTGATGACCGGATACCCGTACTTCTTGATGACTTCATCAAACCGCATTTCAGGCCGGAGAATATCAACGTCAGCGTTGAAGCAGTCATATTTTCCGGCTTTGACCTCCCGGACAAACCGCTGAATCTCTGGATATTCCAGCCCGGTATTGACAAACACTGCCGGAACATCGGAGTACATGGAATCAACGATGTGCTTTAGAACCGTGCTGTCCTTGCCGCCGCTGAAAGAAACATAGACTTGTCCATCAAAGTAGTCATACCATTCGCGGATTCTGCGCTTGGTCATCAGAATTTTTCCGGCCAGCGGCACGGCCTGCATCTGCTGAAGATCGCCTTTTGTATGCTTATTATCTGCCATTTCATACTCCCACCATGTCGAACAGGGAATAACCATTATCCTTCTGCCCCCCTTCCTCGGCCACCCTCTCGGCTTGTGCGCAGTTTTCCGCAGCGAGTCGGAAATAACTGGCTTTAAGCTCCACGCCGATATGTCTGCGTCCCATCAGGATCGCCTGGTATCCGGTAGAACCAATGCCGTCAAACGGGTCCAGCACAATGTCCCCGGGGTTGCTCCACAGTTCCACGCACCGCTCGATTACGGGAAGCTGCAATGGGCAGATATGCCGCTCGTCCTTTTCTTCCTTTGCCGCCTTTCGGTTGAGCGTATCGCTTTGGTTGATGTCCCACCATGTGGGGGACGCGTATTCTTCCCAAATGGGAGATGCTACCTGCTGCCACTTGGACACGGGATAGGTGCTGTCCGTATGGGAAACCCTCTCCGAATTGTCCCCGGGCTTGCGGAACGTCACGACATAGTCCGGGATGCCCATCCGGCTCATACAGGAGTCTTTCTTGATCTGCTTATGCAGCAGCCCCAGTGCCTTGGTGCGCTGCATGGCCGTCACAGGATTCTTCCAGATGCACACCTCGCTATGGTAAATAAATCCCAGCGACTGCATCCAGCGGATCACGTCGCCCCGAAAGTCCCTGATTCCGATATATCCATCCCGCTCCTTGCTGGTGGGGAGATTCATGCAGTGGATGCTAACATTCCGCCCGGGCATCATTACGCGATACCATTCGCGGCCCAAGTACATGTACTGCTCGGCAAACTCATCATAGCTCCGGCAGTTGCCCATATCCCGGTCGCTGTTGGAGTATGTGTACAGACTGGCAAACGGGATGGATGTGACAGAATAGTGGATGCTGTTGTCCGGTATTCCTTTCAGCACCTCGCAGCTATCCCCGTTATACACTGCATATCTGCGTCCAATAGATTGGTCCAATACGTTCATGCGCCTATTACCCACTCCGGGACGATCATCGCAACCTGCGGGTTATACGGAATAACAATCCGTTCCTGCCCCCGGATATCCTTTCTCAAGATTTCTTTCGTGTACCGCACCATGTTCCGCTTCATTTCTGCAGCTTGTCGCTCTTTGCGGTCCACATTGGCTTTCACGGCCCCTTCCGCCGCAGAGGTAACAATATGCACATTTACGGGCAGACTTTGCCCGAATCGGTAGCACCTACGGATGGCCTGATACATCTGCTCATAACTGTCAGACAGCCCCACAAAGATCATGTTGTGGCATTGCTGCCAGTTCATCCCGAACCCGGCTATAGACGGCTTTGTGACCAGGACGCGGAGATCGCCGCTGGCAAATCGCAAGAGTGCGGATTCCTTCTCGTCCGGTTTGTCGTTTCCGCGCACCTCCTCGCTGCCTGGGATAACCTTGGCCAGCAGTTCGCTCTCTGCATTAAGGTCGCACCAGCAGATCCACTGTTCATTTGGGGCTTGCGCAACAATCTCCGCCGCTTTCTCGCACCGTTCCCGCAAGCTGGCCCTCCGCGCGTCCCGTCGTTCTGTAAGGGTTTTCGCAATCTCGCCGCCAAATAAGTTATACGTTCCATCGGGTTTCACGTCCACGATGTGTTCCGTCACGATCATCGGCGGGAGTACATAGCCATCGTTGGGATATCCCAAGTCGCCAGGGCACGTCAACACCACAGCCCAAGTGGCAACCCACTCCCAGAACCGCGTCTCCGCGTGCCCCTTGATCCGCCATTTGCTGGTATCGCTCCCGTCATGGATGAAGTATGTTGCCAGCATCTCCGTACGACTCATAATACCAAGGAACTCAACTTGATTGCCAAGTTCCATGTAGTCATTTGGTGACGGGGTGGCCGTACAGGAGAGCCGATACGGGGTGCTTTTGAACATCTCGATGATCTGGTTCCGCATCTTGCCGGTGTAGTTCTTCAGGATGCTGGACTCGTCCAACACCACCCCCGCAAAACTCCCGCCGTCGAAATGCTGAAGCATCTCATAGTTCGTGATATTGATCCCCGGCATCACATCGTCCTGTTTCCGGCAGATTGTGGCCGAATATCCGAATTTTCGCGCTTCGCGCATCGTTTGCGCTCCTACCGTCAAGGGCGCGACAATGATCACCGGTTTCCGCTCGCGTCTGGCCACTTGGTCGGCAAACTCCAGTTGCTGGATGGTCTTTCCGTTCCCGCACTCCTCAAACAGTGCTGCCCGACCCCTGCGCAGTGCCCACCGGGCAATATCCTTCTGCCACTCAAACATGTGGGCGTTCATGGTGGCCTTGTCTACCTCGAACCCGCACGGCGGCGGGATGTGCCGTTTGCTGGCGAGAAAGTCCTCGTATCTCACCATTCCACCGTCACCTTGCCGCTTTCCGGCACCGCCACCCGCAGGAACATCGCCAGGTCCGTAAAATTGGTATAGTTAAACTCCATGTGGGCATGCTCCAGAATCAATCTCTTTCCGGATTCCTGAATCGTAGGTCCTTCAGTGGGCGTCTCTGCGTCAGTCTGCTGTTCGGCGTTCGCCCACTCTGCAACCTTCCGATGCCACAGTGGCAAATTCCCATTTCCGCGTGCAAACGGTGTCCCGGCGGCTTTTGCGGCGGCTCTTATGGTCGCGCTTGCCGTGCCCATTTCATCCGCCAGCCAGCTTGCAGTACCGCCAAAGCTCTGCATGTTACGAAAAAACTCGCGTTTCAGGTCCTCCGGCATTGCCTTAAACTCCGGCCACGGCATGGGCCGGGTGATGTTGTAGCTTTTCACTTCTCCATTTTTCTCCCTTCTTTGCTTCGCGGTCAGGTTGTCGCTGGGCAGCGTACACCCGCCGCGCTTTCGGCTGATATGCGCAAACGCGCCTCGCGCAGTGCGCTTTTTCTGCATGCAATCGTAGTCAAAGTCATTCATACTGGCTGATATACACCTCCGTCCGTGGGTTGTCCTTGTCGTACAGCACCCGGCTCCCGTCGTGCGACACGATGATGCTGCTGTTGTCATCCGCCAGGGTCCCGGCATACACCAGGATGTCGTCGATGGCCTCCAGCAGGTTGGTTAAGTCCACCTTGCGCCGGGTGGGCATATAAAACAGGCACTTAACCTCCACCGGTTCTGCGATGGTCTCGCCGCCCTTGCAATGCCATGCGGCGGCCTGCTGGTATGCTTCATATTGTGCGGATGGAATGACCATCGGCGCACCATACCGCCCTCGCACAATGCGCTGGTGATTTTTCTTTGTCACCGGCGCGATGGGTATCACGATTTTTCGCACGTTTTCCCTCCTCAATCGACTACCCGGCCAGTAGCCGGGAAGAATGTCGCCTCCACCATGCCGGTGGGGCCTCTCCGGTTTTTGTCCAGGTACAGCTGGAGCATCACCGGGTCCCACGGATTCCCGTCCGATTCCGTCGGCGGTCGGTGCAGTAGCGTCACGGTGTCCGCGTCCTGCTCGATTGCGCCGGATTCCCGAAGGTTTGCCATGGTGGCCCGGAAGCTCTCGCCCCGACCGCTTGCGGCGGCTCTGTTAAGCTGGCAGAGCACCACCACCGGGATTTTTAGGCGCATGGCAAGCATTTTCAGCGCCCGGCTGTTGCGTGTGGTCGCCTCGTACAGCGTCATGCGTTTGTTCTCAGGCTCCATCAGTCCCAGGTGGTCCAGGATAATCAGCCCCGGGCGCTCTTTGTAAGCCAGCGATGTAACGCCGCCCATGTCCATGTTTGGCCGCTTGTTAAACAGCAGCGGGAGGTCGGCGCATTCCGCCGCACCCTGCGCAAACTTGGCATATTCGTCCTCAGGGAGGGCCGCGCCGAAGATCAGCTTGCGTGAGGACATACCCGCCGCATTTGCCGTGATCCTCGCGGCGCAGTCCTCCGGATCCATCTCCAGGGAGATATACAGCACTTTCGTTCCGCGCTGTGCGGCGCTGAGTGCGATTTGCATGGCCACGGCGGACTTGCCCACCGCTGGCCGAGCGGCGATGATATGCATCCCGCCGTTGATGTACCCGCCACCCAGCATTTTGTCGTAGTTTCTCAGCCCCGTGCGGCAAAATGGCCGCTCTTTTGCGGTGTAACCTTCGTCCACGTGCGTCTTTAGCCCCGTAATGGCCTCTGCGAGACTCACCGCGCGTTTTGTTGACGAAGTGAGGGTAAGTTCACCCACCGTTTCTGAAACGTGCTGTAAGGCTTCCTGCGGGGCAATATCGGCATTTCTCAACTCCTCGCCCAAATCACGCAGCCGACGGCCCAGAGAAGCGTCCTTGACGCCCCGGACATACTCAGGCAGGACGGCGGAGGATGAAACCACTTCCATGCACTGTATCAGGAGATCGTTCGTGACCCCCTCGCATTCCCGGGCGGCTTCGTCCCGGACGGTCGCTGCATCCGCCGGTTCCCCGGCGTCGTTCCGGCGCTGTATGGCGCGGAACACAGCGGCAAAGGCCGGGTGCAGGAAATCATCCGGGCGAAGCTCTGCGGCTTCCGGGTATGCCTCGGGGTCGATCAGCAGAGCGCCGATGGTGCTGTACTCGCATAGAAAAGCATCCATGTCAGCCCTCCACGATTTCCCACTTGCCGGTGTCGTGGTTGTACTTCCGAACCGGTTCGGCTGGTTTCGCCGGTGCTCCACGCCCACGGTCCTGCTCCCTGGAAATCCAGGCATTCACGAACCGGAGAATCCCGCGCCTTGTTTTCCGCTTTGCCGGGTTAGCATTGAGCCAGCCTTTCATGGCTCTGAGCTGTTGCATAACGTCAACAGCCGGGTAAAGGCTTCCCCATTCTGCAACCTGTTCTTGCGTTACGGGATAGCTATCCCCATCATTCAGCGGAAGCTCGACGACTGGTGGCGCGGGAGTCGTTTTCGGCTCCGCGCAATAATCCCGAACGTAGTGAGGGATTATTATTTCTTTGTCTTTTTCTTCTGTCTTATGTCTTATGTTAGGCTTTGCTTTGCTTTCGTTTGTTTTATTTTGCTTTTGTTTGCTTTCAGCGGCTTTATTACCCCTGCCGCCCTTTGCCCCGTTCTCAGAGAGCCTGGCGGATTTTTGGGTGTCTCGGTCTATCGTGGACTTGAATACCGGAAACAGAATACCCTCTCGCCCGTCGAGTTTTGGATCGAGACCTGACCGCGCATATTCCAGTATGGCGATAAATAGTCTCCCTCGCTCGGCATCTGACAGGGCGGCTGTTTGCTCTATCCAGTCAAAATAGGCTTTGACATAGCAAGCACTCATGTTGTTTACTCCTTGCGCGGGATCAGGCAAACGCCCACATCGTGGTTCGTCAGGATTCTGGCCAAATCTCCAGCCTCATCTTCGGCCAGCCCGTCAACCTGGATTGCGTCGTTCTCGAGGGGGTCCGAAAAAATATCCTGGATGTTGATTGCGTTATGGATAATCACATCAAATTTCATTGTTCACCTCCGCCTCCACCCTTAGAACGGCAGGTCGCCGTCGTCCTCGATTTCACAGAAATCGTCGGCGGGTGCGAGCTGTTTCTTGCCCTCCTGCTTGGAGTCGCCGAAGTACATCCGGTCGGCCACCACTTCGGTGGTCTTGCGCTTGTTGCCGTCCTTGTCCTGCCAGTTTCGGACCTGCAAGCGGCCCTCTACGATGGCCATGCGGCCCTTGGTGAAGTAGTTGGCGGCAAACTCTGCCGTCTTGCCCCAAACCACCACGTCGACGAAATCGGTTTCCTTCTCGCCGTTCTGGGGCTTGAAGTCCCGGTCACAGGCCAGGGTGAGGGAAGCTACGGAGGTGCCGGTCTGGGTGTGGCGCATCTCGGGGTCCCGGGTCAACCGGCCCATGATGATGATCTTGTTCAGCATTCCGCCACCTCCAGCCGCTCCGTGTACTTCTCAATGTCGGCGGCCTTGAAGTACACCCGGGGATTGCCCCGGGCCACATGATATCCCTGGAGCACCCCGTCACGCCGGAGCTCGTCCAGCATATCCGGGCTGATACTCAGCATCCGGGCCGTTTCCAGGCGGGTGTAAAGCATTTTCTTGTCCATGTCGTCCTCCTAAATGTAAGATTTCCCAAATTCACGGCGGAAGTCGTCCTCCGTCCATCCCTGGTCACGCATGATGGTCAGCTGGCCATACCGGCGCAGTCTGCGCATCTGGTCCCCGTTGCGGTGCACGGCGGTTTTTCCGTTGCGGTGGCACCTGTCGCCGCACAGCCATACCACAGCGCCATATTTTTCGCTCTTAGTCCGGTATGGCCCACCGAAAATATGATGGCGTTCCAGCGGGTCATCCGCCCCGTTCCTGCCGCAGATGAAACATCTGCGTTCCATGTAATCACCTCGGTTCGTCCGGCTCAAACTCCGGGCACTTTTCGATCTGATAGGATTTGTATGCGCCTCCGCATTTGCTGGGGTCCACGGATGTCTCTACGGCGTCCCAACCGGGGACGGGGGTAAAGCTCTGGCTCCAGGAACAGCCGCCGCAGGCGTGTTTACAGCCCCAACAGGGCTGTGTTTTCCGGCCATCGCCGAATATCTCGTCTGCGGGCCATCCGGCCACCATCCGGCTGCGGATGAGTTTTGCGGGGATTTGCGTGATGGCCGTCCACTCGCTGATGGTCCGCGTCTCGCCGTGCCATGTGATGGGCGGCGTAGGTTGCGGTGCGTACTGGCATCCGCAGTGCCGCGCACGGCCCTTGCGGAGACGGGTCGAGTCTACGTGGATGATCTTGCCGCAATCACACCGGCACTCCCATTTGGCGCAGCCATTCGGGCTGGTGCCATCGCGGTGCAAAGCAACGAGCATCCCAAACCGCTGGCCCGCCATGTCTTTCGCTTTACTGCCCATCGTCTCGCCCCCATTCCCGCTTCATCGCTGCCAGCTTCTGGGGCGTCAGATGCTCGATTCCGGCGGACTCGCAGTCCGATACAATCTGATCGATCAACCGGCTCATTTGCTCTGTATCGTAAGAGCTGGAGCCGTACCATACCGTCACATTCACGCACCCGGGGATTTTGCTGGGCCCTCGCTCAGCCATCCACCCGATGCCCTGTGCCGTCCAGCGGCGGATGAAATCATCTGCGGCCCGCTCCACCATGCACAGCACGTCGCTCACGCCGCCGATGGTCTTGATCTCCTCCCGGTATATCGCTTCCCGGGGGAGGTTGTAGTGCGCGGCCAGCTTGTCCAGGAGCACCCAGCAGTAGGCGTTCGCATCGAGGCTCCGGCCCTTGCGCCTGATTTGGGCGACGTGCTCTTTATCGGCCTGATACTCGTCGCAGGCGTTCATGGCCACCTGGGGGGACTGCACCCGCAGGCACAGCCACGCCCCATCGCTGTCCTGTTGCCAGCGGACGGCGGAAACATCAACCTGTACCATTTTCGTGTTCCTTTTTCGCCGCCCTCATGCAGTCGCCGCAGAGCGGCATACCGTAACGGGATTGTGCATATTTGGCCATGTCCTTGGGTTGCCAGGGTTCGCCGCTGCGCTTCCTCACCGGCGCAATCATCGCGCCGCATCGCCCACACACAGGGTTCCGCTCCTTCTCGTCCAGTTCGGCAGATGATACCTTGTCCGGGTCCTCGCCGGTGGGCAAAGCGAAGGTCCGCAGCCACATATACTTAAAGGCGTAGGTCATGGCCTTGCCGCTCCCCTTGTCCTGGGTGTCTGCACCGTCGCCGCAAGAGGCGACCTCTATGGATTCCTCGGGGTTCTCCACGTTCACCATGCGGTACACCACGTCCACATGAGTGATGTTGCCGGTGCGGTTCGCAATCTGCGAGACGGGGAAAACCACCAGTTTATGCTTCAGCATCTCAGCCCGCATGATGGATGTGACCTTCTCCTCGCTCAGGGCCTTATAACTGGTGGAGCCGAACGATACATGGTCGTCTTTTGCAAGATATTGCACGTCCTGCATGATGGCCGCGATTTTCTCATAGATGTTCAATACTCATCCTCCTCTTCCAGAATTTTCAGGGGGCAATATGCCCCGGTCCCGCGCGTGTCCAGCAGATACTCGCCCGTCCGGCGGCACTGGTTGCGGGAGTATGTTTCCAGCAGAGGGCAGAGCTTGCAGGACATTTCGCCCTCTGGGAAATAAATATCTACTGTCGCCCTGATATAGCGGGCCACTCCGTTTTCGTGCATGGGTTACTCCGTGGGGACTTCCGCCCCGACGATCATGCGGTCGAGGTTGCACCCCTCGATCAGGTCGGCCAGGTACTCGCGCTCATCCCGCGAAAAATCGTGCAGGAACAGTCTCAGCAGGCCACGAACGCGCTGGCCGCACTTATGGCACAGCCGGTCATAACGATTTTTGAGGCTGTGGCATACCGGGCACTCATCGGCCAGGTACTCGCTGGGATTGCCCATCTCAAAGCCGCAGCGGGGGCAGTAGAATGCCGTGCTGGGGCCGTATTCCGCAGATTCCTCATGCTCCACGCGCGGGGTATCAAACGCCGCGTGGCAGCAGTCGCAAATATACGTCATCATTCGTCCTCCTCGTCATCGTCCGGGATATCAACATAGCCCCACCGACTATCCTTGGTTTTGCCCGTGTATGCCCGGTAGAATCCGCGCTTTGCGCTTGCGTGCTTAATGCCAACCAGGTCTGCCAGCTCTTTCAGGCTGTCTGCCTGATGGATTGGCAGGCGGAACCTGTCCCGGGTGCAATACTGATATACCCTCATCTCGCACCCCGATTCTTGATGCGGTCCTCCAGGAGGAGCCTCACGCCCTGGCACAGGGTATACACCAGGTCGCTTTGCCAGATATCCCGGGACATGGCCAGCCGGGTCATGCCGGTTTCGATAGCGTCCAGGGCTTCTACCATTTCGCCCCGATTGGTCTGTGGCTTCGGGGCCTGCGCTACCATCTCACGGTGTGCGTCGTTGGCCTTAATCAGGGCCTGAATGTGTGTGCGCTGGTTGTCGATGGCATCAGCGGCTGCATGCATTATCGAGCAGATACAACTACCATTTACACAGTCCCACGGGCATAAGGTACATGAACCAGGCTCGTCCGCGCACTTCCGAAGTTTGTCCGCAATTTCCTGCGGGGTAAGTCTGTTCATCGCTCGTCCTCCCGGTCAATCCAGTCCACCAGCCGCATGAACCATGACACTGCTGTGCCGACGCCGATGTATACGAAAATCCATGCAAGCGTCATTCCTCCACCTCCACGATCTCGCCGCGTCTCAGGGTGTACCAGGTATCCGCTTTGATGATCTCTCCATCAACCCGGGCCAACTTGGCATCAACGATACCGTAGCTGGCATGCTCGGAAACAACGATCCAGTTTCCGAGTGCGCCTTTTGCGAGGCTATTATTGCCCCACGCCACCGCGATGCACTGTTCCCCGAGGGCGGATGCTCTGCCATCACGCCCGGTGGCGGTAGCAGTGCCACTCACGCCAGATGCGGCGGCGTTGCCCCTCGCGCCAGATGCGGCGGCGTTGCCCCTCGCGCCAGATGCGGCGGCGTTGCCGCTCCAGCCAGATGCGGCGGCGTTGCCGCTCCAGCCAGATGCGGCGGCGTTGCCCCTCGCGCCAGATGCGGCGGCGTTGCCCCTCCAGTCAGATGCGGCGGCGTTGCCACTCTCGCCAGATGCAAGATCTTCAGCGGATCCCTTGCACAGCTCAAAGATGAACTGCGCCCCGGCCTTGATCACGCCATCCAGCCCGATTTCCGAGACGATCTTGATTTTCTCGCCGCATACCTTGGAGTTTTCGCTGCTGCGCTGGCCGTTGTCATCGATCTCCACCTCGCAATAGCGAGAATCCGTTGGTGGGTAGTACCGGAACGTATCCAGCGGATTTTCACAGGCGTGGAATCCCTTGAGGCACAACTCCGCTACCGGTTCCTGATATTCTTTGCCTACCTCATACTGAAAACCACGGCATCTCAGGCGCTTGTCAAACCCCTTGAATGCTCTCAGCAGATTTCTGCGCTTGGCAACCCCCTTGTAAGCTTTCATCAGATTTCCGCCCTTTCCTCAAGCCACCTGTCCACCAGGCGCTTGAAAATCATAAACACCCTACTCCGCCCGGTCTCGATGCACACGCCGAACGGCAGTTTTTCAGCCTGAATCCCGTCGGAAAGCGTCTCTTTGGAGATTTTGACGCCGTTTTCCCGCAGATACTTTGCGGCCTCGTCGATTGTCATAGTTTTTACCATACTTTCCTCCTTGCCATTGCTCCACGGGCGTGGTATAATACCCGTGGAGAATCCTTGCTAATGCTTCTCCGCCGCCCCGTCAGGTTGCCGCCTGGCGGGGCATTTTTTACACGCACAGCAGCTGGAACGGATCACGGCCTTGTGCGTTACATTTGTAACTCGTTAATTCTTCCTCCTTTCGTTGTCTCCTCTCCGATGTTGTGATAAAATGCGGATGGAGAGGAGGTGATATACATGATGAAAATTAAAACAGAACGCGCGTTCAAGAGGGCTATGCGTAGAATGATATGCCGTGTCGCCAATGGCAAACGCCCGTTGCCGGAAAAACCCACTCACACAGACCTAGAGGTTTTAGCAGAATGTGTCAAACGCGGGTATATGAGTGTGTGTACCGTTAACGAGAAGGGGGAAATCCCACGCAATATGCTTGGGGTTCCGATGGTCGATTACCTTTCAGAGCCATCAGTGCTTTTGCCGGGGCTAACCTTTCTGCATCCAGACCGCGCAGAGGTCCGGGCTAACATTGCCATCATCGTCAGTACAATTTCCCTGCTGTCAACTCTACTGCCGCCTTTACTACGCTGGCTATCAACGCTAAAAGGCTGAGTATGAGAGCTGCCCAACTTTTGAACTCCCCGCCGTCATCCCGCATTGTGCGCACCCCCCAGCTCATTGCCTTTCCTCTTTTCCAGGACTGCGGCGAAAGCGTTCTCCATCCGCTCCTGAATGTTGGGCGGTTTCCGGTGCCCATTAAGAATGAGGCTTACGTAAGCTTTCGTCACGCCCAGTTCCTCTGCCAGTTCGTCATAGGTGACGCGATTGCAATGCATCTTCCCAACCAACCGGCCAGTCCATTTCTCCGGCAACATATCACCTCCTAAAAATGCGGTTGCAAATGTTAACACATTGTGCTATTATGAATTTGCGAGATAGATAACAGCCTTTGAGACACGAGCGATTCTGCTGGGGTCTGGTTTTGTGCTAACTTTTTTAACCGTAAACACAGTATACGGCTAGAATAGTTAGAAGTCAATACCAAATGTTAACTTTTCTAGCTTTCTATATTTTGTACAAAAGGATGGCCCAAAAATGAGCACTTTTTACGATAATTATGTTAGGCTGTGCGCATTAAACAATCTTAGCGAATCTGGCGCTGCAAAAAAGATTGGCCTTTCCAACGCTGCCGCAAGTGGCTGGAAGAAAGGGAAAATGCCATCAGCCACTACGCAAATAAAACTTGCAGACTTGTTTGGTGTCTCAGTGGAAGAGCTGACTCAAGACACAAAAAAAGAGCGCCCCGCCGATGGCGAAGCGCTAAACGTAGATGAGTGGATAAAGAAAGCCCGGACGATGTCAAACGGAGATTTGAATCTGGCCTTGCGGGAACTGTTGAAAATACAAGCGGAGAGGATAGCAGAAGATGAGAGAACTGAGCACTAACGCAAAAAGAGCGCTGGCAACAATCTATCAAGACTATTGCCAGCGCCGAGAGTATGGGAAAAGCGGGCCGAACGCGGTATTCTTCATGGACGGCCCCGATTATGTAAAGGCCGCTTTGCCGGAATTGAGCGCCGCAGGGTATACGGAATACTCCATTCTGAACGGGTTCATCCTGACAGAACAAGGCGTTTCCTTCATGAGGGATCAGGACCCCGAATTAGTCCGCCTCTGGGCCTGATGTCAGGTTATACCCCAGTTTATTCTGCACGAAATCCACGAAATCGCTCCACTTGTACAGGTCCGGCGTGAGAAGCGAATCGGAAAAGCTCACGCGAACGCCAGCAATAGCGTCGGCGCGAATTTCAAATTTTGAACATACCAGCAACAAGCCATTCACGATGGCGAATGTCTTTTCGCCGTCAGACGCAACCAGCACCTTCGCTCTTGATAATTCCATGTTTTTCTAACTCCTTCCATAATCGTCTTTGTTCTTCCTGTGTGAGTGTCTGGACGGCGGCTATGAATAGTTCCCGCTTGCTGCACTCGTCCATTTGTTCTATTATATCATACTTTTCGCAAAAACACACGATTTATTTCCCCCTCGTAAAAAAATATTTTCACCTATTCCCCAAAATAGGGCAAATATTGCATACCGCGTTGCCCTATAATAGGCAAACAAAGGGATAGATCTTGGGTTATGTTGGCCCCGCCGCCCCCGCACCGGGCGGCAGGGCCGATATAGCAGATAGCCCATCAGGCTGTCATCTGCTACGATTTAAGCATAGCAGTGCCGCGAAACCCTGTCCACGTGCAATCCGGGGAACCGTGCGGTCGATGTAGGGCAAATGGTCCCCGCATTTGAGATTCTGTCCCGCCACAGGTGAAATCTACTTTATGGAGGCGAATAACCATGTCTGCGTTGCAGGAAATTGCGGGAAACATTGAGCAATACCCAAAAAGGATTCGTGAGGCAAAGGAAAAGAAAAGGTACACCATCAGCGACATCGTAGATCTGTCCGGCGTGTCAAAGTCCGCCGTGTCAAAGCTCCTGGACGGATCGCAAATGGACCCGAAGCTCTACAACTCGGTTGCCATGTGCATGGTGCTGGATCTGTCTCTGGATGAACTGTTCGGGCTGGACAAGCCAGTGGACCACCCGGAATCTATGCAGGCCAGGATACATCAACTGGAGCTGGAAAACGCGCATTTGTCCGGTAACGTAAAAAGGCTGGAAGAAGTAAACGCCATACAGAAGGACCAAATGCGCACTCGCAAGCCGGTCATCTTCGTCCTGCTTGGTATGTGCGCAGTGCTGGCCATGTGCCTGGTGGCGTACCTGTTTATTGACTCGCAAATCACGGCCCAGGGGCTCATCCGCAACGGACAGCCCACCGCCGTGGCGTGGTTTGTTATTGTCATAGCAGTCACTGCTGTGATAGCCTCATCGGTCATCATCTCTATGGCCCTGCGCAAAAAAGTGTGAAAAAAGGCCGTCCCACATGGGGCGGCCATGTCACAATATAAAGGAGGATACAATGAACTGCGTTAAGTGCGGTGGAGTTTTGCCGGATGGCGCTCTGTTTTGCCCAGCATGCGGAAAGCGGCAATCCAAACAATCCCGCAGGGCCATCAAGAGGCCCAACGGATCCGGCACGGTTTATAAACTGCAAGGCCGAAGGAGCCGCCCGTGGGTGGCGGCAAAAAGTAGGGTGATTATAGGGTATTACCCCACGCGCAAAGACGCTCTTGAGGCTCTGGAGCGTTTGGCGGGGAAGGATTTGACAGAGCGGTATAATATGACATTCAGGGAAGTATTTGAAGCCTGGAAAGAGGAACATTATAAGGAAATAGGCCCCCGTGGGGTGGAGTCATATAACCGGGCTTTTGACGTGTTCCAGCCGCTCCACGATGCAAGATTCCGCAGTTTGCGGACAGCAGACTTTCAGGCGGTCATGGACAAATATGCGGATAAATCCCACAGCACATGCAGCAAGTACAAGCAGCTTGTTACGCAGATGTCCGCATGGGCCATCCGGGAAGAAATTGCCACAACAAGCTTTGCAAAATTTATCCATCTGCCAGAAAACGTGAAAAAAGAAAAGGAAATCTTCTCCGACGCGGACATTGAGAAACTGGAGAAAAACGGAAGCGACACCGCGAAAATTATCCTGATGCTAATTTACACGGGCATGAGAATCGGAGAGCTTTTCGGTCTCCCGCTGGCCGACTATCACGAAACCTATGTCATCGGGGGAGAAAAGACCGCCGCCGGGCGCAACCGGGCCATTCCCATCAGACCGGAGGGCCGGGCATACTTTGCATATTTCGCCGCCAGGGCGAAGGGTGCGCTCTTGCTGTCCGGCTATACCGGCCAGCAAATACCGGCAAACTTCCGCCGACGGGATTACTACCCGTTACTGGAAAAGCTCAAGATCGAGCGGAAAACTCCGCATGCCACCCGGCACACCTACGCCAGCTGGGCCAGAAGATCCGGCATGGCCACGGAGATTTTGCAAAAAATATTGGGACACGCCGACTATTCCACAACGGCAAATATTTATGTCCACACAGCCATTTCTGAGCTGATTTCAGCTGTAGACACGGCTGGCGAAAAATAGCGTGTTACTAACACGTTACTAACAAGAAAAAGCAGTCTACAGAATTGCGTAACTTTTTTCGGCAAAAGCAAAGAAAAAGTCCCAGTTTCATGCGAAACTGGGACTTTCTTGGTGCGCGGTACAGGACTCGAACCTGTGACCCCATGCACGTCAATTATAGGCCAATAGCAAATAAACAGTATTGTGCGGCATTATGCGGGATTTAACAGGTATATGCGGACATTTTGGCGCGAGAAGTTTCAAAGTCCCGTTCTGTCCCGCGTCAGTTACTAACAGGTTACTATCAAATTACACCGACGCAATTCCGTGGTAGTAGGCAGACAGCTTTTCTTTCGGGCCTTTCGCGTCCTTGTCAAACAGGAATGCCTTGGCCATATCCGCAAAGAACTCAGGCTTGTTTGCGCCATACTTTGCCGCCACAGAGCAGTAGTCCGAATACATCATATTCATGGCTACGTTCCAGTCATCCTCAGTGATGTGCGCAAACACGACACCGGCGTTGGCCGCGAGGGGGGTGGTCTGCTGAACAGTCCAATGCCCGCCGGTGGTGCCGTCATCATTTTCCATGTAGGTATTCCATGCTTTAGCATCCTCTTTGGAAAAATCGGCGGACCCACACATACATTTACCGAGTTTATCGACCTGTTCCCAGCACTCCGCCATTCCTCGGACGGCAGCAGCAGAGCGTTCGGACACAGGCAGTTCCATGTACGCAGACAGTTCCTTTTCTAGTTTTTGCTTGTATTCTTTCAGGTCGTCCTTCATGTCGCACCCCTTACAGCTTCTCGACGGTAACGGCCATGTTGTTTACAACTGCCGCAACGCCGCCCAGGACCAGGGACAGAATAGAGCTTTCACACCCGCAGGCATTGCGGACGATGGCAGACATGCCAATATTAACAGTGCCGTTTTCGGCGGCGGTCTGGGCTCCCGTCGCTCCGATAATCGGAACGCCGTCCTTTTGCGCGGTGATAGACACGGTTCCAGCCGCCGAGGGAGACAAGGTGGCGGAGACGTTGACGAGGTAATACCCCTGTCCGCACAGTGTAATGGCATTGCCGTCCTGCTTGATGTTGCAGCCGTACCGGCGGGTAGTATTCCCAACAGGGATGATGCCGTCAACCGGGACGGTTGCGCCGGTTGTGTTAGTGGTATAGATTGCAGATTTACTCATAGAATCATTCCTTTCTAATCGGGCTGATTTTTGTCCATTCAAAAATAGCGGGGCGACTAATGCCGCCCCGCATGCCTCGCCAAATAGGGCGTCACTTTATCTCGCTTCCCGGAAATTAGATGTTGTTGCAGCCGCTATTGCAGCCGCAAAACGGAGAGGGGCCCGCATTGTAGGTGTATCCGTTGGGATAGCGCACTACGCCGCACAGTTGGTCCCTGATAAACAGCTGATTGTTGGCCTGTTCCAGCTGGGCGATACGGCCCTCCAGCTGAGATTTCTCCAGGGCGGCAAACTTGGCGTCAATGTTGGCGTTGACGCTGTCAATAGCCCGCTGCGTGATGCAGCAGCACTCCGACATCTGAGACTGGATGTTGTTTCCGGTCTGCATAATGGCCACGTTCGTACCGTTCTGCGCCAGGGCCATTTCCTTGCCCAACTGCCCGACATTGCCCTGCATTTCGTATCCCAAGTTGCAGATGCCGTTGCCCACGTTGGTCAGACGGTCATTCAGCTGGCCAAACTGCTGGCCGAAAAGGATTTCCTGTTGAGACGAAGCGGTGGCATACTGGCCAAATTCGCCTTGCCGGTTCATCCCCCAGCCTCCGCCCATAAAGACGAAAAGGAACAGGATGATAATCCACCACGCGCCGCCGCCCCAATTGTCATTGCCGCCATCAACAGCGGCCCGAAGATCAGAGAGGGAATAGTTGTCCATTTCAAAACTCCTTTCTTGAAATTTTTATAATAAACCGTTGCGCACCGGATTATTTCAGGAACCTCATAAACTCCTTGGCTTGCTGTTGGAGTTGCTGGAACTGCTGCGGGTTCATCTTCCCCGATTGTAGCATTTGTTCCACTTGTTCTTTTGCCCGCTGCGGGGTCATGCCAGCCGCAAACTTGCGGAACTCCATCAACATTGCGAGAGGGTTATTCAGGCTTTTTGCGTTTTGCTGGAGCATCTGAATCATCGGATTTGGCATTTAGCATTTCCTCCAATCTTTTCACGCGTTCTTCCAAACTGGTAACATCTACCTTCGCGGGGTCTTGATAAGGCGCAATGCTGTACGGGGTAACAGTACAATACCCCGCCCCGTCGCTGACCTTGAGCCACACAACCGGGTCATTCTCGTCCAGGAGTAAGATGGAACTGTTGGGTGCCATGCGGAACGCGTC